TGTTCGCGTGGCGCCGGCTGCGGGAACGTGAGGCCCTGGAGGCTGCTCAGGCAGCTTCTGGGGCCTTGCCCATTGCAGAGGCCATGGAGGAACCACCAACGCAACGGAGGGTGCGGAAGGTGCGCGGCAAGCTAGGCCAACGGGCAGCTGAGGTCGAGCATGGTCATCAGTAGGGGTTTCGGGGATTCAACGGTTCAGGCCCGTGGGCAAGGGTTCCGGTCGGAGGTGCAGTTCACCCGACCGGCTGACACCACGGCATATGCGGCTGGTGATGTGGTCGGCAGTGCGACGAGTGCGATCCATGAGTTCACGCAGGTCGGCCCGAGGGGAGGGGATCTGATCGTGTTCGCTGCGGAGTTGATGATCAACCTAGCGGCAGTGCCGTCGGGCATGGCTGGGTTCCGGTTGCATCTCTACAGCAGCAGCCCGACCGCGATTCTGGATAATGCAGCCTTTGATCTGGTCGCTGCTGATCGTGACGCTTACATGGGTTACGCGGACTTCGGTACACCAGAAGACCTTGGCTCGACGTTGTTCAGCCAGGCGCGGTTTGTGTATGCCGAAGCCCAGCTGGCGAGTGCCGTGACCAGCCTGTGGGGTCAGCTGCAGACGATCGGCGCCTATACGCCAGCGAGTGGGACCGGCTGCCGGGTGCGGCTGCGGACGATCGAGATCTGATGAGACCCTATCTGCTGGCGCCGAGGTTTGCCGCGAACCGCCTGTGGCTGGCGGCGCGAGAGGTGCCGAGCTGGCACATCGCCCCGGTGCGAACCGGCAACGTGAACGACCTGATCACCGGGTCGAACATCATCACGTTCACCAACAGCAGCCCCGCCTGGGGCTTCAACAGCTCGGGCGTGCTGGTGCAGCCCTCGGTCAACGTGCCGTTCATCGAGTACGACCCGGCGACAGGGGCGTGCCTGGGCTGGCGGGTGTGGGATGCGGTGACGAATCTAAGAAGTTACAGCGAAGCAGTATTGGTCGCCAATAACTATAACGTTACCAATTCAACCCTGACGACTCAAAGCGTATCAACGCCGATTCAAGGAGTATCTAGCGCCAGCTTTTTTGCGCTGAATAGTGGGGCGAACACTGGAAACAGCACCGATGGGATGACTTATGGTTCTGGCCTGTCCTTGGCCAACTCAACCGCATACACGCAAAGTGGATTCTTCAAGCTGAGCGGAACCAATACGATCAGGCTTCGGAGCAATGTCACCGGCCAGGTGTTTGACATTGTGCCTGCCAGTGGAGCCACGATGCCAAGCGGCACAATCACGGCCTGCACTGTGCAAGCCGCACCGAATGGCTGGTATCGAGTGTCGTGGAGCTTCACCACCACCACATCAGCGCCAGGCAATCGCGGCGACCACTGGACGATCAAGACGCCAGTGGCGGACGGCACGACAGGCTTCTGGATCACTGGCACACAGATCAACACCGGCGCCCTCGCCCCCTACGTCCCCACTGGAGCCCTAACCGCCAGCAGTACGGCGGACGTGGCGAGCATCACTGGCGCGGCGTTTGCGGGGATTTGGAATCAGACGGCGGGGACGGTTTACAGCGACATCAGGAGACTGTCTGCGGTGCCGTCAGGGTTCCCTCGCGCATGGCAGGCCAGTGATGGCACGTCAGTCAACAGGATCGAACAGACATACTATTCCAACGGTCAGGCCAACGTCATCACCACAGGTGGAACAAACCAAGCTGAATGGTATCCCAGCTTTTTTGCAGAAAATGGCGTCAAAGCTGCGATTGCATTTGCGACCAATGACGTTGCGGGCGCAAGCAATGGGGTAATCACGGGCACTGATAATCTTGCCACGATGCCTGCGGTTGATCGCATCTTTATCGGTTCTGAGAATGGAAGCGCCAACATCTTGCGCGGCTACATCCGCGAGATGGCAATCCTCAAGTCCCGACGCCCCAACGCCAACCTCCAATCCATGACCCAGTGATGCGCCACTACACCCTCCGCTTCCCCGACCACCAGGCCGCCCATGATGCCGCAGGTGGGGCCGGCTACCTCGACGACGACGGCGAGTTGGTGTCCCTCGGCCACAAAGGTGCCCTCGACATCATCGGCGAAGTCACGATCCCGGGCACCTACGACGCTGACGGCAACGAGCTGACCCCGGCCACTCCCCTCCCTGGGTTCTACGTCAACTGCGCCTTGCCGGTCCTGCCGCGGTCCCTGCGGTTCTTCTCAGTGCCCTACGGCAGCGGCGGCAGGGTGTTCGCTGGCACCGAGCCCGACGCCGACGCATGGCCGCCGGAGGTGACCGATGGCGGCGGATCTTGACGCACAGGTTGAGGCGTTCCTGCGTAATGCGACCCGGCAACGCAAGACCGAAGATCGTGCCATCCGGCAGGCCCTGCAGTCCCTCGCGCCGGTCCTAACGCGCATCAGGCGGCAGGTGGAGGATTCGGGCCTCCTCGAGACCACCGTGGGCCGTCAGCAGCTGCTCACGACCCTTACCGCAGCCATTGCCCGGCAGGTGCAGCTCAACTGGGGAGCACCGCTCCTAGCGGACCTGCAGGAATCACTGGCGCCATGGATCGAGCAGCAGCAGGCCTTCGCCCGTCGCATGGTCGAGACCGCAGGCGGTACCCTCACCGCACCTGGAGCCGCCGCTGCAGCACGCCAGCCGGCGCAGATCATCAATACCGCGATCGTCAACGGCAAGCCACTAGCCGAAAACCTCACCGTCAGCCTCCCGGCACTCGTCGCCGACAAGGTCCAGCGGCTGGCCATGATGGGTGGTGAGGTGTTCGCCGAATACGACTCGGCCGTCGTGCGAGTCGTTGAAAACAGCGTCGAGGCCACCATCAGGTCTGGTGTCCATGCCTCCGGTAGCTTCGCCCAACAGATGATCTATGCCATCGAGTCCGATCCGGTCTGGCTGGATGCGCAGGGCCTCGTGTGGACTGCCACCCTGGACTCCAGGGTCTGCCCGGTCTGTGTCGGCCTCGACGGCAACCGCTACAAGCTGGGCGAACCGGGTCGGTACTTCGACGGCACCAGCAAGCTGGACCCGCACCTGAACTGCCGCTGCTACCTGATCCCATACGTCAGGGCTGGTACTGCTGATGAGCGCTTCGCGACGGGTGATCAAGGCACGGAACAGATCGGGTTTGGCACCAAGGTCAGCAGCTGGATCCAGGACAATCCCGAGACCGCCCGCAGCATCTTCGGCCAGAAGCTAGGCCAGCGCCTGATCGACGGGAAACTGACCCTCGACAAGGCGATTAAGGAGTGGGCAAGCTAGGGCAACGACTTATGCCCGATGGCCAGGAACTACAAGCGCGACAGCAGCGGCAGGTTTTCGTCGACAGGTGGCGGCAAGGCCAAAGGTGGCGCCAAATCAGCCCCCAAGACCACCAGCGCCCGCGGTCGTGCATTGGCCAATGAGCGCAAGGCCACCAAGGCCGTGAAGGCTGCCACCAAGTCCGGTGCCGTCGGACGCAAGGAGGCCAAGTCGCAGCTAGTGGCCCAGCGTGCGCGTGAGTTCTACCAACGCACCGGCACCGGCACCAAGCGCAGCAAGGCCAGCGGTTCTGGTGTCAGCAAGGCAGCAGCCAACCTCAGCAGCAAAGGCACTGCCAAGTCGTCGAAGCCGGCGAAGATGAGCAAGGCCCCGACCAATGCCGCAAAGCAGGCTTACAAGTCCGCCCGCAGTGAGGTGCGTGAACTGAAGATGTACCGTGCCGGCAAGACTGATAAGGTCGTCAAGGCCGCAGAAGCTAAGGTGAAGCGGCTGGAGAAGTCGCGCGGCCTGTCCAAGACCCGTAAGTCCCGCAAATGACCGTTACCGTTGATGCCACGATCGGCGGCGCTGCAGCCAATTCGTATCTCACGGTCGCTGATGCGGATGCCATCGCGGAATACCGCCTCGGGACGCTGGCATGGTCCACGGCCACGACTGACGATAAGGGCCGGGCATTGATCCAGGCGACGGCATACCTGGACCAGCTCGGCTACATCGGCAGCAAGGCCGCCACCACGCAGGCACTCCTCTGGCCTCGGTCTGATGCCGCCTGCGGGGAATGGTCCTACACCAGTCTGGTGATCCCCGGGCCGGTCAAGACCGCAACGTTCGACCTTGCCAATGAGCTCCTCACGACCCCGACCCTGCTCACCGGTGGTAATGCCAGCCTCAATGAGCTGATCCCCGGGATCCCGAATGCTGACTTGAAGTCAGCCTCGATTGATGTGCTGAGCGTCGAGTTTCGCGGCGGTGGTGCCCCCATCGTCCGCGATTGCCTCACTGCCCTCCCGTCCCTCGTTGGCATCCTCGGCTGCCTCACGACAAGCACAGCACAAACGGGCAGCGGTACAATCCGGGCAGTGCGCTCGTGACGGTTGCAGCTGCAGCTCCTGGAACCTGAGCCAGCAGCACCGCAACGGCGCCGCAGGACTCAAGGCCACCTCGCGGAACCGCTGAGCCCAGCGGAACGCAAGCGCTGCGGTGAGATGTACGTTGAGCACATCGCGCTGGTCAAGGCCTTCGGCCGCCGTTACGTCAACCGCTACCGGCACATGCGGGCGGAGGACGTGTTCTCGTGCATCGACTTTGCCTTCATCAAGGCGTGTCGGGCTTGGGACCCTGCCCGGGGCCGATTCTCAACGATCTTCGCCCGCCTGATCGAGGGTGAATGCTCCCACTGGCGACGGGACCACGGCTATGGCATCAGGTCGACCGATGCGTGCCAGCACCTCGGCAACCTCGCCCGACGGTTGATGGGTGAAGGGCTGACGCTACGGCAAGCCCGAGACCAGATGAGGGGCGAACTGCTCGCCGCTGGCCTCAGTGCCCGCGGCAGCCGCGACTCAGAGGTCGGCATCCTCGCCCGTACCGTCATCGCCGCACGGGACCGCCTTAAGGCCAGCTTGCCGGTATGGGGTGAGCGGCCAGCGGTTGAGGCGGCGATTGATGAGGTCGAGGATCAACTCGTTGCCGCGGTGCTCAGGGAAGCCCTACGGGCCACTGAGGGCCTTGCCCATGACGTGTTGGGCTTTGATCTGCATGCCGATTCACGGCCGACCCCATGGGAGGTGCTGACCGATTGAGGGCAAGCTAGGTCAGTTCTGGATCCTTTGCCGTGGGCTTCTTCGTCGCCTATGACTACCGGCTCTGGGTGAAGCTGGGCACTACGGCCAGCGCCATCCCGACCAGCCGGTCCACGATGACCGAAATCATCAACATCGACAATGTTGGCGTCACCTCCAACTCTGACACCGTCAACGCGATTGACTATGCCAGTGAGGCTGGCTTTGCCAAGCAGCTGGTGTCGGGCAACTCGTGGTCGATGCCGTTTGGCATGAACATGGACATCACCTCGGCCGGCTACAAGCTGATGGAGCGGGCATTCCTGGAGTCCGCCAACGGTGCATGCCTGCAGATCTGGCGTGAATCGCCCGTCACTGATGGCAGCGACGACGATCCGGAGATCCTCGCGGCGGTCGTGCAGGTGTCGGGACTGTCGGAAGACATTCAGGCCGGCAACGTGGCCAAGGTGTCGGGCACCCTCAACGGCTATGGCGTCTACTACAAATACCAGCAGGGCGACTCGATTGCGACGCTGACCGTTACCAATGGCGGCCTTGGCCTGGCGGCTGCTGCCTCGGCGGTGCCGCTGGTGCCGGTGACACCAAAGGCCGGCCAAGCGTCGGGCCGCGGGGCAACAGCGACCACGACCGTCAATGGTTCGGGCGTGATCCAGACCGTCACGATCGTCTCTGGTGGCAACAACTTCGTGGTGGGCGATACGCTGACCATCGACGATGCGTCGGTGTTCAGCTCGGGCGATACGGCGCCGGTCCTGACGGTCGCTACGATCGCCTGACCTTAGGCCCGCGGTGGCTTGTTGGGAGCACCTGCAAGCCGCCGCCAGTTCGTGGCAAAGAACCGATCGAGGGGGTGATCCGTGAAGACGGGTTTGATCCAATCCCGGCCCGGATAGCCCCTTGCTGGAATCCCGGTCAAGATGTAGCCGGCATAGTTGACGCCGGTGCCTCTGCCGCCCCACGTGTAGGTCAGCCTCAGGCTCAGCGGGGCCTCCTGCCGTCGGAATTGCGAGCTAAGGAAATCGCCGGTGTCGACAATATCCCGCGGGCTGGTGACGGTGTATGGGGCTTCCCCTTTCTTGCCGCGGCGCCTCGTTGCCCTCGGCCAGCTGAACTGTGCCGCCTTGATCTCCTCCTTAAACGCCGGGAAGATCACCGAGTCATAGGCCCGCAGGATCTCGGCGCTACGGGCAATGAACCGCGACGGGTCTAGGTTGCCCGGGTTGAATGTCGTGGTGACCGTCAGGTTCATGCCTGCTGCCGATAGCGCACAATCTGTAGCTTGTCGCCCAGCACCTGCTGCAGCGTCGAACCGATCAGGCCGGTGGTGCCATACGGCCCGCGGGCTTCCTGCACCACGCAACGGGCTGGCGTCTGCCCAGCAAACGTCAGCATCCCAAGCGTCCCCGGCACCACCCTGGCATCGAGTGCCTGCGGTGCCACGGCATAGCCTGAGAACGTATCACCGGCCACGTTGACACCAGCGAGGTCAGTGATCGCGGGTGAGCCTTGCCGCAGGTAGCACGTAACCGTAACGGTCTCGGTGCGAGGCAGGACATTACCGGTGAAGGGATCGACAACGGTGCCGGTCGTTGCTACGTCAAAGGTGACGGAAGCATTAGCGACGGCGGCAAGAGCTGAGGTCATGCCATAGGTTGCCGGCAAGCTAGGCCATGGCAGACTCCCTCGGCGAGGTCGTACTAGGCATCAAGGTCGACCAGGCCGGTGCCCAGCAGGCCCTGCAGCAGTTCGGGCAAACGGCACAGCAGGAGACCACAAAGGTCGCCAACAGCATTGATGCGCTGCGGCAGAAACTGAAGGATCAGCAGGCGCAGCTGGCAGGCCTTGAGATCGGCAGCGGTGCGTTTGCGAAGCTACGGCAGGAGATCGCGCAGACTGAAGCGGCACTGAAGTCGGCGGCACGGTCACCGCTGGAGGCGCAGCAGGCCGCCGCGCGGGAGCAGGCAACGCTGGCCAAGCAGGCGGCACGGGCAGCGGTTGAGGCGGAGAAGCAGGCAACCCAGCAGCGAATCGAGCAGATCCGACGGCTGAACGAGGCTGCCAAGACCGCAGCCAAGCAACGGGCAGACGCCGAGGCGGCAGCCGCAGCGCAACAGCAGGCATTTATCGGCGCCATCCGTGGGCAGATTGGCGGCCTCGTGCGTGGTCTTGGTGTCATTGCCCTTGGTGAGTTCTTCCGCCAGGGGGCCCAAGAGGCCATCCAACTGGAGTCCGTAACCCGTCGGTTGAGCATTACGCTGGGCGAACAGGGTGCAGCGCAGGCGCTGGCCTTCACCAAAGGCCTTGCAGACGAACTTGGCCTGTCATTCAAGACGCTAACCAGCACATTTTCAAGCTTTACGGCGGCTGCAACAGCTGCAAACGTGCCACTGGATCAGCAGCAAGCCCTATTCACTGAAGTAGCAAAATCAGCCACTAACTTTGGCTTGACCAGCGATCAACTAGAAGGCGCATTGCTGGCGCTGCAGCAGATCGCATCCAAAGGTACCGTCTCAATGGAGGAGCTGCGCGGGCAGCTTGGGGAGAGGCTGCCGGTCGCGTTTGCAGCCGCCGCCAAAGGTCTTGGCGTGACTCAGCAGGAGCTGATCAAGCTTGTTGAGTCCGGCAAGCTCACCAGTAAGGAGTTCTTCCCTGCCTTCACCGCTGGCCTCAAGCAGATCAACGGCGGCCCGTCGAGCGCACCGACCGCAGCACAGGCCATCGGCAAGCTCACAAACGCCTTCACTGAACTAAAGACCGAACTGGGGCAAGGAATCCTGCCACTGGTTAAGCCGGTCGTCGCTGGATTGGCGGAACTGGCATCGCTTGCGATTCGATCCCGTGAGGCCAGGCAGGCCTTAGGACAGGCTCAGGCCACCAACCTCGGCGGCTTTGGTGGACTCGGCCCGACGCAACTCAAGGCCCTTGAGGCTTTGATCAAAGGCCTTGGCGGCGCCAAACTCGCTACCGACAGCCTGACAGCAGCAGGAAAGACGCTGAAACCTGTCCTGGATTCGCTGTTCGGCAAGAAGACCAAACCGGTCGAGCTGATCGCAAAGCCGCAGACCGGTGGCGCTGATCCCGTGAAACCGGTAATCGTCAGCATTGACAGCCTGAACGAAAGGCTCAAAGCCCTTAGGGCTGAGCAGAACAAGGTCGGCATCGGCACCCTTCGATTTCAGGAGCTGGGCCGCGAAATCCCCATCGTGGAAAAGGCCCTGCAGGCTGCCACCGATGCCGCAAAGGGCACCTCTGCTGCCGTCGCCGAAATCCGGCCCGATACCTTCAACGTCGACACCCAGTCCGCTGCCCTCAAGCTCAACCAAGCACGCCTCGACCTGACCGGCCAGATCGCACAGGCCGAAACCGACCTAGCCAATGCCAAGCTCCGCACCGAAGAGGCCCTGCTCAATGCCCAGGAGAAGCGGGCCCTAGAAGGCGTCACCAACGACCGCACCCGGGCCGCCATCCAGGAGCAGTTCCAGCTCAAGCGTGATGAGCTCGAACGCCGGAGCTTCGACCTGAAAGCCCGGGCGCAGCAGGCCGAGTTTGAAGCGCAACTCAAGCAGCTTGACCTAGAAGGCAGGATCACCGACCTGGCTGCTCAACGCGGAGAGATCGCCGCAAGGGCTCAGCTGGCGCAGGCACAGGCTAAAGGGGCCCCGGCCGAAATCCAAGCGGCAGAACAGGCCCTGAGGCTGGCGCAGCAGGAACGGGCGCTGGTCCGGGAGATCAATGCAGAGAAGATCACGGGGGCGACCCAGCTATTCGAGCTTCGCCGGCAGCAGCTCGAGCAGGAGCGCCGGGCCGCGGCGGCCGATGACCTGCCACTGCCGCAGGTGCAGCAGCAGCCCGGCTTCCGCGCCTTCCTGGATTCCATCCAGATCGACCCGGCACCAATCCAAGAGAACAGCAAGGCATCCTTGACCGCTGCTGAAAACATCAGCAACAGCAACACCGCCCTGGTTGATCGGATCAGTGCCCTTGAAGGCTCCATCGGTGAGCTGGCAAACAAGGATTGGTCGGTTCAGGTCAACGTCACCAACGAAGCCGGCGGGGCTGCCACCGTGAACACTGTCAACAGCCTCCAATGACCGTCACCATCGGCGCTTTCTCCTGCACCCATCTCACCGCGCAGCCGTTCGGCTACGAAGGTGATGCACGGCAAGGTCTTACCTCGCGCTTCTGGTCCATCTCTGGCCTCCTCACCAAAGCCCAGTGGACCGCACTCCTCAGCGTCTACGACACCTGGCGTGATGCACGAATCCAGGATCAGGACACCGCCCTATCGGGCACCATCGGCACCACCGTCAGTCTTACCGCCGATGGCTTTGGCCAGTCATGGTCATCGGTCGCGTGCTGGTTCGTGTCAGCTCCTGCCGGTGAGCAGCTCGGCGCCTACGTTCAGGCATCCTTCACCCTCGTCGATGCCACACAGGCCCTGGCGGTGCTGCTGCGGGAACAGGAGAAGGGCCGGCAATCGGAGGAGGCCAGCAGGCCCGCCTACGGCACCCTCACGCTCGGCAGCTGCACCCTGACGCTGATCGAGGAGCCCGTCGGCTATCAGGACGCACCGAACCTACAGCTCACGGCCGGCGGTCGCCACTATGTCCAAGGCCCACTGGCCGCGACCAAGCTGCGGAAGGTCGTCGGCACCACCACCTCGGCCGGCTGGTCGGCCCTACAGACGTGGTACGAGGCCATTGTGCAGACGACCCCAGCAGCCGGCACCTACTGGCCCATCAGCCCGCCTGAGGCCACGGGAGAGGTCATCATTGACGGTGGGGCCAAGGCCACCCGTTACACCGTGAACCTGACCCAGGCACTGGTCCGATGACGATTGACATTCGCGCCAACGTCTTCTGTAACCTCGGCCCAATCATCGAAGGCAGCCTGTCAGATTCCTATGTGCAAGGCAACGGGCTGATCTACTGCCGCGGATCGGTCACGCTTGACGGCATCTACCAGCCGACCTTGGGGCAGGTCGTGGACTTCGCCTATCAGAAAAACGGCTGGCTCTCGCGCTTCCCCCGTCGCTTGCGGGTGCTGTCGTCGTTCGCGGATCCCTTCTCCCGCCAGACCCAGATCGAGCTGGGCTGCAAGTTGACCTACCTGAAGGACTACAAAAAGCGCGACTACCAGAAGGACACCGGCCGCAAGCAACCGACGATCGCGGTCAGTGCTGCAGCGGACCCGACGAATCCCATCCGCGTTCAGGATCGCGGCTACATCCCGCAGAGCATCGCGGTCAACTACGTCATCAACACCTGCCTCACCGCCCTTGGCATCACGGCCGCTGCAGCTCTCCCGTTTGCGGTGCGGTTCAATGGGTCCAAGTTCGAGGCCGACACCACCTACGTCGGCATGATCGACGAGATCCTGAAAAGTGCCGCTTACATCGGCTACCTGAACGAGTCCGAACAGCTGGTCCTGCGCAACCTGACCGATGACTCCGGCACCGGACCTGTCATCGGCCGTGATGAAGTCATCGCCATGGAACCCATCGCGGTCGGCGAGCTGGGCGGCGAAACCGTCGACGTGACAACGCCGAACTACACCTTCGCCCCAGGTTCGATCCAGGCCGGTGAAGACAGCATCGACGAGGGCAGCCCGCAGGACCCACCAGGCCCGCCGGATACACCTGAGCCGCCGGACGACCCCAACCAGCCGCCAGATCTGCCACCGTCGCGGGTGTTGTGGACCTATGACGAGTCCATTGGTGGTCTCCAGCGGCTGGAGATCGCCTGGAACCCGGCGCCACCTGCCACGACGAAGTCCACCTATTTCTTGAACTACGTGCCATTCGTCTACACCAGAACCGAGTACGACGAAAACAACCGAGTCGCTAAACGCACCACCACCGAACGCACTTATGCACCCGTGGCAAACGGATCCTACTTTAAGGAGGCGCTTGAGTTCTACAACGGTTCGGTTTCTGGCGCCTATCCGTTGCTGATGGAAACCATTGAGCGGTACGAGTACGACAACAATGGCACTCTCATTCGGCAGGTGCAGGAACGCTACGAACCGGAAGTCGTCAGCATTGGCAAATCAGCCATCCGCTACACCTACGACGTCAGCGGCGGCCAGACGATCTACAACCCACGACTGACGCCTGCCTATCTAGCCGAGCGCACTACCACGGACTATGCCAAGTGGGAAGCCACGACGGACGATGGGCTGGTCATCAAGTACAGCAAAACCAAACGGACCGTCGAGAAGTTGCCGCTTCACACCCAGGAGGGCCAGCAGGCCATCGCTAGGCAGGCCGAGGATGCCAGTGCTTACTCTGAGGTGGTCGCCTTGGCCACGGCCATGCTGCGCGGCCTGGCGATTGATTCGGTCGAGCTGCAGAACAGCCAGGAGGTCAGCACCGCCGAAGCCGAGCAGGTCGCACCACCAGATCAAGCGCGACCCGACCCGGATCAGCTGCTGGCCGAGAAGTTCCGCACCCAAGAACCCGTCAAGGCAAAGGTCAAGATCCAAGCCGGGCAGGAAACTGACAAGCGTGAGGTGGGCTACAGCTTGCCTTATGCCTTCGCCGATTACTACGTCTACGATCCGGCCCTGGCCAAGTACACGCCTGTCGGTGAGACCATCAATGGGCAGGTGCTGCGGTTTGCCAGGATCCAGAACCGTCTCCGGCTCGCCAATCGTGCCGGCCTGTCGCTGCAACTTGAACCCGAGCTGGTGCCGGTCCGGCCCTTTGATCCGCTCTACATCAACCTTGACGGCATCGTGGGCCAGTACCGCGTCAATGGCACCTCCTGGGCCTTCTCCGCCGATGGCATCGCGGCGCAGGTTGATGCCATGTTCTGGGGAGGCATCGGCACCGTATGACCGCTGTATCGCTCGAAACCCGCACTGCTCTCCTGGCTTCCGCTCCAGCAGCAGCGGCGATCTGGTTCCCGACACCGCCGGGCGTGACGACCCTCGGGGCGGCACCTGCGATCTCGACCAACCCCACACCGCAGCCGCCCAACGCCGTCGCGGTCCCTGCTGGCTTCGATCCGGCCAACCTGCAGGCACTGTTCGGCACGATCCTGCCGTATGCCGTCGCGCCGGTCTGGCCCAAGGTGATGACGGCAGCCCGGGTGCTGGCGCCGTTTAATGAGGAGATCCCGGCCGATGCTGCGACCACCACGGCCCTTGTCGTCGGGGAACTCCCCTATGCGCTGATCCTGCCGGGTGATGCTGCGGCGCTGCAGACGACCACCAAGCTCGACGCTGTCACGCTGCTACTGGTTGGCCTTGAGACCGTGGCCCTGCCGACCCTGACGGGCCTCGACGTGCAGACGTGGTTGCAGATCGGGATCGAGACCGTCAACCTTGGCACCACGACCCAGCTGGGCATTGAGCTGAAGTCTGGCGGCCTGCTCGACACGCTCACGGCCCTTGACGTGGTGGTGCCACCGCCGACCGTGATCACGGTCCTCACTGGCCTCATGGTGGTGCCATCGACCGAAGTGCTACTGGAGGTGGAGACCAGCAGCGGGGCCAGCGATGAGACCTACTTCAACTCGTGGAGCTGGCAGCACTACGAATGGGACGCCGAAGCCGTGTGGCCTGAAGGCTGGGCAAACTAGCGCGATGGCATGACCTGATGGCTGCTCCAAACCTACGGGTCCCGCTGGTCGTCACCGGCAAACTGGCCCTCGCTCAGGCCTCCACCACCTTGGCATCGGTGCTGGCCAATGGCTCCAGCAGTGGCAGGGTGCTCAAGGTCACGACGATCCGGGCGTGCAACATCACCGCGTCATCCTCCAGCATCTCGATCACCGTCTACCGGGCCTCGACCCATCGGTACCTGATCAAGGCGGCGCCGGTCGATGCTGGGCTGTCGCTGATCGTCACCAGCCGGGAGGATTACATCTACCTGGAAGAAGGTGATGCGCTCTATGCCCAGTCGTCGGGTGCGTCAGCGTTTGATGTGTCCGTTGCTTATGAGGAGGTGAGCTGATGGCTGTCGTAACCACCACGTTCAGCAGCGCGGCGGGTGACGTGTGGGCATCCCCGACCTGGGTGAGCACCGACCCCAGCTGGAAGCTCGACGTGCAGCTGACCAACTGGGTGAACGCGATCAACGATGCCAGCAAGATCAGTATCATCCACGATCCGGGCGATGCAACTGCTCGTGGCACCAGTGATGAGGTGCGCTGGCTGCTGCGGTGCCGTGAGTCCGACACGTCAAGCGATTATGGGATCAGGTTTTGCAATATGCAGGCTGGTGGTGCCAACACGAGCACCCAGGGAATCTATTACGGCAGAACAGCGGGCAGCGCCAATAACGGCGCCGGCGCAGCTACTTTCGCCAACATTGGTGGCTCTGGAGCTGTCGCGGGATCGCTAACCAGTTATGCCGTTGACTACAGGACTGCGTACGACGCAGAGGGCGCAACTCCGTGGTTTGCTTTTATAAGTCGATTTGTTCAGAGTGGCAGCAATATCGGAGCGATTAACTTCTTGTGCAGGCTGTCAACGGCAAACATGGCCGCCGGCAGCTATTACCCATCGACAGGACTTGGAAAGTGGCTTTACGCTTCGCAGGCTGGTAACTACTTGTCCTCAAACAGCATCCCACAGTTCTTAACGCCTCAGCGAAACACAAGCGCTCCTTACATTGGCTTGCAGTCAAGCATTGCGCTTCGTGCACCGCAGCCAGCCGTAACTTATGGCAACGGCTATTTCTTTAAGCTCGGCGCCCAGTATGGCGACACTCACTTTCTAGGTGAGCCAACATACGACATGCTGGTTTCCAATGGTGCGACAGGCGACTGGGGCGACACGGTGATCCTTGAAGGTAAGACCTACACCCGCTCTGTTGGGTGCCTCTGGGTGAGGATCGCCTGATGGCCGTCATCACCCCCAACGGTTACTCCTACCACTTCCTCGGCGGCGTCTCCCTCTGGCCTCCGGCTGAATACCCACTGCAAGGGCTCACCTTCCTTGATGCACGGCCTGATCCGCCGCCCTATCCCGTCCGCCCACCCTGGCGGCGGGCGATCCGCACGATCTCGGCAACCTAGACCAAACCGGTGAAACCATGGCAATCACAACCACCATCAGCACGAAAGAACTGCTCCGTCAATCGGCGGCGGTCTTTGATGGCAAGGCCTACCGGGTCTATCTCGCCACGAATAATGGCAGCCTCACTGCTGAATCCACGCACAGCGCCTGGAGTGCTGTTGAGGTTGGTGGTGGTACTGGTTACGCTGCTGTTACCGGCACCCTCGGAGCTGGTGTTTACCAGGCAGGGACTGGCCGGGTCGAAGTCCCAGCCATCACTGCCACCTTCACCGCGACCGGGGCTGGGTTCTCCTATGACACGGTGGTGATCCGGATCGCCACCGAGACCTACGTGCATTCCATCATCGTGGAATCCCCCTCGATCACGCTTGCCGCCGGTCAGTCCAAGACCTATACCCTTACCTTCAGCCAGAACGACGCCTGATCGTGGCCACGATCATTAACGTCATCCTGAAAGGGTCGGCCCTGCTCAATCGCCTGCTCAGCCAACAGGCAGCCAACCGCAAGGCCCTCACCGAACAGGAACGGCAGAAGCGCGAACAGGCGGCCGTCGAGCAGAAGCGCCGCCAGGCCATCGCTAAGGCGGCACCGCCATCCTTCACCCGCCGGGTCGAGGAGCCAGCCGCGACGCCAACGGGTGCACCGACGGTTCTGCTGATCTCCTGCACCTTCATCGACCTGCCCGAGTGGTCCTTCCCCGGTGGAGTCGCAAGGGCTCCGGATGCGACCGCACAACTCAACGCAGCTCAGACCCCGGCGACGGGCAAGCTGCTGACCGTCACGGCGCCACCGTTCACGCTTGAGGACTGGCAAGACTTCGACGGTCGTGCACCGCAGGCCGGTGGCGTCTACCAGCGCCTGTACCGGCCCTATACGGCCATCCACAACCGCGGCGTCTCATTCTCGTTCGGGCGGTCCTATGCCGTGCTGCCAAAGGCCCTCAGCCTCTCTGGCACCGATGTGGCGACCATGGCCGCGCCGCAGTTCGAGCCGCTACGGACTGACCCGACGGCGCAAGAGTTCCCGTTCATGGTCTACCCCTACGTCAT